CTTGCACTTCCGACGGTGATCATTTTTCAAACAATGGCTCTCACCAACTGTCAAATTAAGAGAATACTTAATTCCAGATACGATTTGACATTGTGCTTCTTCAACTGCGACCAGCATTAACGCTCTTTCTCCACGATATTCTTCGTTTATCTTCCTCATGATGATCTCAGCAGCTTCTTTGACCCCTTCATCGTCAACTGGAACCTGCTGTTTTCCTCCCACGAAAGTGTGACTAGCTTCTGCTGTTCGCAGTGCCAGAGCGAGGAAAAGAATGAATAC